GTGATGCCGGTCGTGGCGCTCAACGTCGGCTCTTGACCGCTAAGGCCTGTTCCAGATTCTTCAATCACACCATCACCACTGTCACTGTTTGAGTATTGGACTTGGTGGATGTGACCTGGGTCGTTGATGCTGTGGTTGTGCCCAGGGTCAGTGACGCCGTGATTGTGTTGCTTGTTGGCGTCTGACTGCGAGCTAGCAAAGCTACGGCCACTGTCTACACCGCGACCATCGTCCCAACCGCGGACAAACTCACCGCGTAGATCCGGAACGTTGAACGTGCTGCTCCCGTTGCCTGCACCCCACGTTGTGCCAATAACGCTGAACAAGTCGGCATACGTTGTCCTGCTGACTGCTGATCCATCGCACTCCAGATAACCCGATGGTGCAGTAGTTGTCGCAAACAGGTGAACCGTTCCACTCGGCACAGCCGTTGGCAACGCGGTAAAGCTCAAGTTGCCGCTGCCGTCTGACTGCAAAACGTCATTGGCGTTGCCATCAGTGCTTGGCAGAGTCAGCGTGATGTTGCTGGCTACGTTTGACGGAGCGCGAATCGCAACAAAGTTGCTGTTGCTTGTATCCCGCAGCCTCAGTGCTTTGCGATCACGGATCGTGATGCCGTTGCTGTCGAAGTGGGCGCGGCGTGTTCCGCCAGTGACGATGCTGAAATCATTGGCAGCGTTTCTGAAGACGCCAGTATCCGTGTCCCCACTAAACCGGAGTGGCAAGCTGCTGACCGTACCAGCAGGGACGCCAACATTTCCGGTAAACGTGGGGCTAGCAATGGTTGCTAGTCCAAGATTGGTCTCATTAAGAGAGCCAATGGTTATGAAAGACGTATTAGTTCCATTTCTAATCTTCAACTCATCATTGGTTTCATCTGCCCAGATCATCCGGGCAACAGAATTAGCAGCACTAGGCTCAGACGAACTCGCATTCAGGCTGTAAATCGCAGCCATGTTGGAGTTGATGTCCGAACGGACATTCGCTCCAGTGTCATTTTGAATTGGCGTTGATTTTGTCTCGTTTACAAAGGACATCAGCCAATCCCGTAGCCAGTGGCAGTCCAGTTCACCGTTTTGGCGAGCCGGGTATCACTGGAATTGTAGACCGACACATCAAATCCGGTAGCCGTCGAGTTGCTGATGACGTAGTAGTCACCTGTTGCGTTGGCCGTAAAAACGATGCCGACAGAAGGCGGCACATAGAACTTGTTGCCAGCCCCATAAGTCACTGACACGTCCGCACTGGTGCTGGTCGTCACCGATCCAGTTACTGACCGCCTCGGCATCTCAGCTTGAACGCGCAGCTGATCAACAGCAATCTGCTCCTGTGAGCTGCCAGTGCTGAACTCTGCTTTGACCTGGTAACCACGGGCCTTGAACTCAGCGTTGTTGAACCGACGCCAGCTCGTGAACGTAGGTGAACCCGCAGGGTCATCCTGCGTGGTGCGGATATACAGCTCAACATCACAGGTGTTTGGAGCGGTGCCGTCAAACTCAGTGATCAGGTCAAAATCAGGCTCATCGTCAATGCGTTCTCCATACGGAAAGAAGCTGCGAGCCCGGAGCGTGCTGTCTAGCTTGAGGCTGAAGACATCGCTCAACGTAAACGTGTTGCCGCTGTTAAAGACATACGTTCCAGACGTGTGTAGCTCGCTATCGCCTTGAAGCACATAAGTACTGTCATCTTCAAGGAGCAACGCATTCCCATCCTCAAGGTCAAAGTCGCCAAGTGCGTTTAACTCATTACCTGTACTTGCCAGCTCTAGCTCATTGTTTGTGGTATCTACCGTCAGGTTGGTCTTAGTGCCGGTGAATGATGGATCCTCTGTAGAGCCCAACGCACCAACAACTTCAACGCTCTGAAGATCAGCTTTTGTAAATTCAATCAGCGCAGCCGTCAGACTTTCGCGTCCACCAGAGTCAACAAACTTGGCGCTGTACGTTCCGGCTTTTAGGTCGGCATACGCTTCAGTTGCAGAGCCTGCAATCTGCTGAGAAATACTTGTTGAGTTCGGCCAAGTGACGCCGCTTAAATCAGGCGAATGACGCAAGCGAACATAGCCACCAACGCGGACATCCAAATCAGTGGCTTGCGTCCAAGTCAAACGTGCCTGACCGTTGACCGGAATCATGCTGAAGCCTTGGACATTTGCCGGGGCAGCAGTTTTGCCCTCTAACTGGAAATTTGCAGCTGTAATTTGGCTGCCTTTACCCAAAGAATTTTTAGCTTGAATCTGGACATACAAACGCCCCGCACGCAGTGTTCGCAGAGTTACTGAAGGCGAAGATGTTTCTACAGCCTGCCAGTTGTCATTATCAACCCGATATTGGACGCGGAACTCACTGACATTGACGCGATCATGGTTCCAGCTGACCGACGCGCCAACATGCACGCCATTGCCTTCTTCGTATAAGAACTCGTCAACGCTAACGCTGTCAACTGGATTAGGGATTAAAGATAGGTTGGTAATATCGCGGTTGGTCAGCTCAGCGTCAGACTCAACCGCGTCATAAATCGTGCTGTTATAAGCAACAGCACTGACGCCGTAAATACCCTCTTCCGCCTCAGCGACAGATACAACGCGAAACTGTTGAGACTGAATTTCGTCGTTCTGAAATAGAAATACCGATCCAACAGAAGGTACTTCGCTAAATGCAGTCGTTACGTCAATGTCTACGCCATCAATTATGGTGTCACCCTGCAGGATGTATTTGTTGCCATCCTCAAGCAACAGGTCGTCCCCATCCTCAACCTCAAATTGACCAGCAGAAACAGTTTCTTCCCCGCCTGCAAAGGTAATACCACCAACAGGGACATTTCTTTGCTCAACAATCCCGCTAGGCAAAATCACTGATAGCTTCGGGTTGTTGGCAGCTGCCAGTGAAGTCACCAGGTCATCTGCACTGTCGGTTGCAATTCTTGTTGTGGATGCACGTTTGATCCGACCAGAACGACGCACACCAGCACGAACAGGATCAGCAATGTCCACGACCATGCCAGGACGCAGGATGATGCCGCTTTCAATCGCAACGCTGAACTGAATCGTCTCAGTCAGGTTCTGCTCGGACAACAGCGTCCACTTACCGATGCGGTGCGCTTGACCTTGGCTGTAACAACCAATCGCTTTAATGTCCTTTTTGATGATGCCGTACTTGGCGACCGCATCATGGTCTTCAACGTATTCATATTCGACATCGCCACGAGTGTCGTATGACTGCCAAGCCACAACAGCAACGGTATGCCGTGCTTTCTGGGACGTGCCCTGATACTGAAAAATACCGTCAACAACGTTGCTTGGTCCCAGCAAATACTGCGGGTCAGACGGCTTGTCCTGCAGCAGCTGCAACGTTCCAGCGCCGTAATACGCAATGCCACGGAAGATGGCCGTCATCTGCTGAATGACGTTGTAAACCTCGTCCCTGCTGTTAATCAGCATGTTGAGGCTGAAACGCGGCTCTACATCCCCCGCTCCATCATCGACAAGCTCGTTGCAGTACTGACTGATTGCAAAAAAGTCGTACTTGTCGAGCGTCGATTCGGGCACACCTGCCCCATACCTCTCAGAAATCAAGAGGTCATATAGACACCAAGCCGGATCGTTACACCAAGTTGCAGCCTGGAACGTGCCGTCCCAAATGCCGGAATACGTCAGCCGACCGAGATGTGTTGTGGTGTCTACCGTCGCGTTGCTTGGAATCTTGACCTTGATTCCACGAATTAAATACTTGCGGGTTGGAATGCTGTTGAACTGACGCGAGTCAAACCGCAGGCCAACCAGTGCTGAGTTGGGATAGCGGAACTTGTCGTCAATAATCTCGGTGAAGCTTTGAAAAATTGTGGTGCTAGCTCTTTTCGTGCTTGTTTCGTCGGCACTGACACGCACCATTCTTACTTCTGCCGGAAGTGTGCCGGTAAGATTGATCAAATAGTCTCGCTGGTAACGGTTACTGCTTTTACCGCTAATAATATCGGTAATAACGTCGGTAAATTCAGTATCTCCGGTATATTTTGTTTGAATTTTAATCTGAACGCTATTACCAACGATGTCACCATCGTCTTCCAGCACCTGAAGTGATGGAATTGTTAGTGTTACACGCAGTCGATCAATATCTGTACCTGTGCTGCGAGTAACTGAAGTGCCGTTTGTGACTTCAACACCAACTGCTGTTTCTCGTTCTGTTGTATTGAACGGTCCAGCAAGGTGAACCTGGTCTTGCGTTCCAACACGGGTAACAACAGTAAAACCCTCAAAGTTATTTGTGCCGTCAGCAGCTTGAACAGGCGTGTCATCCAGAAAAATGCTTTTGTTGCCGTCTTCAAGACCGCCAATCTCGCCCTCGCTGATCAGGTCAAGGACGTTGGCAAACTGTGTTGACTGGAGCGTGTCGTCCGACTCGGTTGGCGTGCTTCTGCTGCCACCGCCTTTACCGCCACCACCAGCGCCAACGACGTATTTAGTCTGTGTCATGCCTGCACCTGATCAACGTCAAGACCGCTGGATAGCACTGCCGAACCAACGAACAGCCGTCCATAGGCTATTGGGCAGGGCATCCCCTGACGACTGGTGTTGACGACGTTAGAGAAGGTAAAGGACTCCAGTTGCACTGACTCGTCGAGCGTGCTGTTTAACCCTGGTTGCGGTGAAATAGCCGTTGCTATTCCGGAAAGCACTAAAGCAACTCCAATGTTGCCTGCTGCAACTGAAAACCCAATAGACGAGCCAGCAACAGCACTAAATCCCCCAGCACCAAAAGTTAAACTTGTTCCGCCAGTGACAATCGCGAGAGCGACAAAACCTAAACCAGCAGCAATTTGTCCCGCACCACGGCCCGCACCAGCAACAACAGGCGTAATGCTGAACACCTCTTGATCACTAAAAGGCAGTCCAAACGGCGTCAAATCATCAGAAATTTTTTCTCGTCCAATAGATACGCGATAACCAACGCCATCTTTTTCGCTATCAATCAACCACTTGTCTAAACCAGGAAAGTTGACGCACAAAGCTTTGATAGCCTGCGCTGGTGTTACTACATCAAACTCAAACCGGCATTGACCAAGCCGTTTACGCAAAGCGCCGTAGACCTTAACGACTTTCATGCCTCAAGGCGCAGGCAGTGCTCTTCCCATAGTAACCGCCATAGACATCACGGCTAGATAGCCTGCCCTGCACATGATGCAGCACCTGTTGATCACCCAAATAGATCGCTGCATGGTTCGGCAACGGTGAAACCAGATTCATCAAAATCAAGTCACCGCGCTGCACCTCTTCAAGCGGGATCTTGCTAAACCCCTCCGCAGCGAAGTTGTCCATATACAGGTTCTCACCACGATCCCAAAACTTGTCCCTGCGGTCATAGTCACGCAGCTGGATGCCGTACTCCCTTGCGTACCAGTCGCGCACAAGCGTGTAGCAGTCCACCACGCCAAACACAAACTCACGTCCCACATACGGCAGCTCGAAGCCAGCTGGCTCGCAGTAGCCCCAGCCTTCAGTGTTCGGATTGACGATGAACCATGGCAGTTCTGACTTCTCGCACGCAACGCGATCAGCTGTTGAGGGCTCAGGGTTGGTCTTCGGATGGCTGTGAACAATCGCGATCACCTCGCCCTGATCCTCTACATCGTTCCAGCCGCTGAGAACAAAGTGCTCGTCTGGCGTTTCAGCAATGTTCTGGCACGGAAAATACTTGCGCCGTCCTTTGACAACAGCAACCAAGCCGCAGCACTCGCGTGGTGTTTCAGCTTTAGCGTGCTCCAAAATCTCAGCCTTCATGGCTGGCGACAGACGCATCACTTGGTTAGACCCGCTCCAGGGAATGAGCCAAACGGCAGCTCAGCGTTCTCACCAAACCGCAGCTTGCAGCTGGCAACTCGCTTTCCACAAACATCCTGCGCTTCAGTGCTGACCTCATTCCCGTTTACGTCGTAATAATCAGTGCCGGTGTAGCTGCATTCACTGCTGCGGTACTTCCACTGACAGATGTTGGCGATGATCTGACGACGCGGAATTTTCTGACCAGCTAGGTCAAACTTGCTCGCAAGCTCAAATGTCACGCTGTCTCGTGTTTCGCTCGACTTACGGTCGATAAACCAGCGTTCATCAGGGAAACGGGCGTTTGGATCAGCCGTAGCATTCTCGACAAACACGTTGAACTCAAGGCTGTCATCACCTTGTGTAATCAAAGAATCATTGCCTTGAGTTACTGCGTTTTTGGGTTCACCAAAGTTTTCGCTGTCTAGATACTTGGCAAGCGTGCGGATGCGCCTTACCTCCGCTCCACCAAGGTCATTGCCAGCAGTTGTTGCATTGACCAACAACAGCAACGCTGTGATAGTGCTGCTGAGGTTGCTGACAGTCAGCGTTGGTCGGGGCAGCGTTCCGGTGTTGCTGTACTCGAAGCCATCAGCCTTGATCGGAACACGGGAGTAAGTGTTCGATGCAAAAACGATGTTGCTCTCCGCAAACTCGTTGGTGCCAGCGTGAAAGTAGTAAATGTCATTGCTGCCATGCAACGCTGAATCCAGCCGCAGCTGAAACAACTCAATGATTGCGCTGGGATTGGAGATTGCAAGATCGCCATACGTTGCTGAGACTGCAGTCCAAACACACGTCCCATCAGTAACGGTGTCGCCAGCAGAGTTGGGCCACTCAGGTTCTGAACTGGCTGACGTGCCAGCAGTCGTACAACGAAAAAACAGACCGGTGCCTTCATCGCCGGTAGAACGACGGACGTTCCCGACAGAAAATGCAGTGCTAGCTGCCCAAGCTGCTATTGCCATTACGGTTCAAAGACTTGGCGGAACGTTGCTTGAATTGTGGCGCGGTTCAAGTACGGAATCGACTTGTTCCATGTCTCACAGACAAACTTGGCACCAGCTGACTCGCCGGGTGGTGTGAAGTCGAATGCAGCATTGTCATCCGCACGCGCATCCAAGAATGTCTCGATGGTGTCGGCATCAGCCTCTGACACCTCAAACGTCAGGTTGTAAACCTTGGGATTTTGATTCAAACCAAAGCTCAGACGTTTTTCAAATCCGTCTCCGAAGCGCACCGTTCTGACGTTTGGTGCACTGCGCTTTTGAACACCGTAGGTGGGTGTGATTGACGGGAAGGTAGCCATCAGCTTGCGAGGAGACCGCCAGGACGCTTTTGCTTGACTAGCTCAGCTTGCACTGCAGCGCCAAGCATCTTGCCAAGTTGTGTTGCTTGCTGAGAATCGCCTTCAACAGACGAACCAGAAGCATCCACGTTCACCACAATGTTAGAGCCGCCCATTGCGTTGTTTGGAACGATATTGCCCTGCGCTCCAGGGACAAACAACTCAGGACCACGCTCGCCAACGATATAGCTGTTGCCCTTAGTCACTGAACCCCCAAGCGCTGCCATTCCTCCAAACTGACCTGTAAAGCCAGTCGGTGTAACAATCGCATCTTTTGTCATTTGAGGAGCTGATCCGGGCAACGGTGTATGTCCTCCACCACCAAAGAACTGCATTCCAATTCCCAGAATCTTCATCTGGATCTGAGCTGCAATCATCTGTGCAGCCATATCAAGGAAGTGATCCGCTGTGCGCTGGAACAAATTGGCCAACGCCTGCTGAGCGCTCATGCTGCCCGAAACAAGTCCCTTAAATGACTCGCTAAACGCTCCACCAAGCGTTTCGGCAAGGCCAATTAATTGATTAGCCGGATTCATCAAGTCATTTAGCTGCCCCTGAAGTTTTTTTAGGTACGCATCTAGGTTTTCACGATCGGTTTTAGGTGCCAACGCTTCGTTGATAGCCCCTTCAGCACCCTCTCTTTTACCTTCAAGCTCTGCTTTTCTCTTTTTAAGTTCATCTAATGCTCGTACCTGATCTTCATATTCAGTAGTTACGCCTTTCTGTGCTCTTAACTCTAAAATAGAGGTTTCTGTTTTAGCAATTTGAGCATCTAAAGCTTCTAAAAGTTTCTTGTATCCACGATCCAGCTCAAGCAGCTGCTTCTTGAGTTCAATAGCCTGTTTAGCTGCAGCGGGTGTGCTGCCTTGCTCAATCAAGCGAGCATACTCCTGCTCAAACGCTACCTTGTCTTTGTGTCTGTTAGTAAGGGCATCTAGCTGGCTACTTGCTCTGTCGAAGAGTTTGTCGGTGCGCTCCAGTTCTCTTTCGACTGCTTCAACTCTGCGTTTGCAGACTCTATTTGAGCATTTCTTCTATTGGTCAACTCTAGAAGCTGCCCGTCTCTTTCAAGCTCGATTAGTTTTACATCAGCGCCCTCTTGCATCAGCTTTTTCCGGGCTTCTTGGAAGATATTTGCTCTCTCTAAATCAAATACTCGCTTATTTGTTAGATCACCATCTAGTTGGGCAATAGCTAGGTTGTTTTTAGCGATAGTGTGCTCAACAGAACCTGCTCGTGCTCGCTCCACGGCTGCTTGCAGTCTACCCTCTTCTTCCGCACGGATCTTACGCTGTAACTCCACCATTTCAGCTTCTATCTGTGCGCGTTCCAGGCTTACGCCTCGCTCTCCTGGCTTAATGCGGACGCCCGCTAGTTTTTCTTGAAGTTCTTTTTGGCGCGGGTCATCAGACGCTTTTGCAGCGGTTAGTAAAGCACCGACTTCTACAGTATTTGCTATTTCTTTTACAATTCCGCCTGTTAATTTGGCAATCTGCGCCAATACCTGTGTGGTTACTTGCGTAAGAGCGTTGCCGAATTGAGTAGAGGCTTCTCCGAGGTCTGCAAGAGCCTGGACCCCATCGTCACCGACAACCATAGAAAGCTGACGTGTTGCAGCTTCAAGGGCCACTTGCTGACCAGCCAGTTCTTCCAAGCTGCTGATGGAGTCCTGAATGGGGGAACCCACCAGGCCCAAAGCTTCAACAAGTGCGTCTACATCTGCTGTAGCGGGATTTAGTGCCGCACCTAAAGAAGCAGCTTGGGCAGCAAGCTGGTCAAACGCGCCACCAAGAACCTGCAGAGCGATGGCTGCTGGTCCGAATGTTGATCCCGATATTGCGCCGCCTAAAGCACCGCCAAGTGCCATGCCCGGACCGCCGCCAAACAGCAAGGGAAAGGCACCTGCGCTAACCGCAGACCCAAATCTTGCTCGGCTTTTTGCTTGTCTTGCTAGAGGAGAACCAGGAATGTTGGTGCTTCCTCCAATCGGCATGAAATCAATGCCGGAAACCCCAAATGATTGAAAACCTGGTTTAGGTGCTTTAGGTGTTTTAGGAGTTTTCGGGGCTTTAGGAACAGGCTGGTTTACGCCCTGCAGTCTCTCTTCTTCTCTGAGCAGTTTGTTCTGACGGTCCAGCTGCTCGTTGAATTCTTTTTGAGCGGTAACGAGCGCTTTTACAGCTTTCTTCTCTGCCTCTGTTCCGAAGGCAGCGTTACGGAGAGCCCGCTCAGCTTTTGCTACTGCCTTGGAGTAGTTATTGACGTTTCCAATGTCTTTGGCAGAAAAAGTTCCTCTTAAGGCTTTTCCTGCTTTTATTGTTGCGGCGTTAAGTCTACCTACTTCTTTGTTTACGTCTTTT